ATTTGATTGATGTCATACGCTGTAAGACCATCTTGCATAACCTCACTGTCAAGTTTAAACTGTGCCATTTCACGAGCTTTACGTCCAGTGAGTTTGTCTATAAAGCTACGTTCTGGAGCATCTTTAGCTACACCTGACCCTGCATAGCCTAAACCGTATGTCTTTTTAATGAAGTCCTCTGTATCCATGTCAATCACAGAAAAACCTTCAGGCATGTTTACTAATGCTTCGATGTCATCCTCGCCAAGCTTACGTCCATATAGCTCACGAGCTTTATTCACTTTGTTGCCTAAATCTGCGATAGCTTTTGGTCCTGCAGATATAGCAGCTTGTATAACTTGCTGACTAGCACCGTTGTCACGGAGCATGTTACTTATACTTATAACTTCATTTGCTATAGAATTACGTTTAGATATAGACACTGCATTACGTTCAGCTAAGTTACGTTGACGCTCTTCATAGTCACGAGCATCTTTTGCAGCCTCTTGTTGGTTTGTAGCTGTCTGTTCTAGAAATCCTGTAGCAAAAGCTTGCCAATCAAATGCCATAGTTAAGCTCCTTTTGACATTAAGCCCATGCCACCTTCATCAGGTTGAGCTTCTTCTTGTGTTTCTTCTTGTGGTTCACCTTGCTGCATTTCTTGTAGAAGAGCTACGCCAGGATCATTCTCTGCTGTCTTACCTTCAGCCTCTGCTTCAGCCATAGCCAACTTAATACGTAGCTCTAGTCTACGCTGTTCTTTTACTGTTGGATCTTTGTCTGGATTGTAAGGTTCATCTTTTACTTTTATCTCATACTGAGTCATAGCAGCTTTGATGAATGCGTGTATTGCAGGTGCAGCCAATGCTCCTGAAGCGTGTGTATGTCTTCCAAACATTGTACCGCTTAATACTAACGATTTAACAAAAGAAGATACAGGCATTTCAGCTTCAAACATAACAGCTAAATCGTCCATAACATCTTGGTCTGCTAGTTTATTAATGTAATACTTTACTACATCTTCTACCTCAACCATCTCTGGTGGCTGCTCCCAAGGGAAGTTGCCAGGAGTTGCTGTTAAGGACTGACCTGGTATAGGACCAGATAAAAAGTCTACTGCTTCTGCCATTTTATATATACCTTATTTAGTAAATCCAGCGCCAAAGTATAATCCTACTATGGCTGATACAATGTGTGTGTCTAGTGGTGTGATTACAAAACCTTGTGCCATCTTCCACTGTATAGCTTCTTCTGGTCCAAACAACCAACTCATAAAGCCACCAGTTGCTTCTGTGTATCCTACAAACACACTGACTTCAGGATACCATACTGCGACTAGCTTTGGCAATACAATAATAGAGAACACAGCAGATAAAGCTATAAGCCTACGTGTCCATGCAAAGTGTGAATCATTCTTACCTGCATTCCTTGCATCAGCTACAGCATTGCGTTGGAACTCTGCACGTTGCATCAGCATCTCATTCTGCATCTGGCGGTTCTTCATTGACTGACCCCAGATAGACATAACCCCACCTAGTATAGTGGAGAAGAGCATGGTGATTAGTTCTAGTGGAAGTCCAAACATTATCCTATTTCTTTCAAATATTGTTCATAAGTTGAAAATCTTTTTTCAACAATATCTTTTTCACCAGGATTTATACTTCTTATCATATCTTCTGGTGTACTGTAATTTGAAAAGCCTTTCATTTTTAAGTAAGCTTTTACTGCAGCTTTTGATACAGCATCATTTGTTGATAAGAGATCAGGGTTCTTGATAAGATCAACACCTATAGCATCACCTACTTTTTTATATGTATCTTCTCCTGTGATTTGTATTGGGCCTCTACCTCTATATCTTGCAAACTTTTTATCACCCACATTACCTAGTTTGTATCCTTCACTCCTATAATGATCATTATATCTAATATTAAATATTTCTTCTGCTTTATCTGAAGGTATAAATTTAGGAGGATTATTAACAACATGCATAGCTATTGGCTGTTTTACATGATCTAGCTCTCTGTATTCTATATTTAATTTTTTATAAGTTTCAGGGTTTAACTCTCCTGTTATTTCTAGTTCTTTTATTTTTTGAAATCTTTTAATTCCAGAGATTGTATTTTTACCTATAATTCCATCTACCTTACCTACATCAATTCCTCTAGTATTTAAAGCTTCCTGAACTTCTTTATTTATAACAGTTTTTGGTCTTTCTAGATAAACAATGTTACCATCATCATCTTTCTGTTTTGGAAAACCTAATATTTCATATATTTTCTGATCGTTTCTTTTTAAAGGGGCTTTTTTTGTGTTAGCAAATAAAACTTTTTTAAGTCTATAATTTTCATTTTCTCCTATTTCTTCTACAGAATTTTTCATACCTTCAAATTTAATTGTTGCAGCCAAAGCTGCAGCAGCCTTTTTATTATTAGGGTATATATCATTAGCGTATGCTATTGCTTTTTCTTTAGATGAAGGGTATTCAGTAAAACTAAGCCTTAATTCTTCTTCACTAAATTCGGGTATAGCTGTAAGCTGCACCTCATCAGCATCAGGCTCACTAGCAAGAGACTTATCAACAAGAGCAGTGATTTCTTCATCCGACATTCCTTGTTCTTTTAATACTTTCTTAACCTCGCTCTGCACAATCTTTTCATTAAGATTTCCAGTAACTCCAATTGAATTAAGGAATGCAGGACTAAGTATTTTACTATCAACATCTACTTTTAAGTCAGGCTGCGAAGGGGTTTCTGGGTAAGACGCTATAGGTTTGTCTTTCGTAACTACAGGTACTACCTTACTCATAAGTCCTAATGGTTCTGTCTGTTCAATCTCAAGTGTTTCACTTTCACTGTCTACACTAGGTTGATTCTCTAGTGTTACAAAGTCTGTGTCCATTGCTGTATATATATCTTCTACTTTATTTGGAGACTCACCTAGTGTAGCACTTTCTGCTAATGCAGTTTTAAGTTGTTCATCTGAAGAGATGTCTACGGACTTAAGCATCTCTAGTGTGTCATCCAAGTAAGACTCAGATGGTGTACTAAGACTAGGGCTTTCAGTTAGTATGCTCTTACCTTCTTCTTCGTCATCACCAAAGTAGCCAACTATTATATCAGAAAAGTAATCATACACACCTCTATCGTCAGGTTCTTCTACTTTCTTAGGTGGAACAGCTATGCCTTGTGGTTTTTTAAAATCACTGTCGAGCTTTGTTGGCTCACCGAAACTCATTGCAAAGTCATATTCCATTACATTAAACCTTAACTAAACTTAACTACATTAGCTATAACTGCACCTGCTGCTGCTGCAAATGATGCAGACTTAGATGCGGAAGCAGCATCTGCACTAGCTTCATTTTGCATAACTTGTAGTGATACAGATGTAGCTCTATCAGCATTATTGTTAGCTGTCTGAAATGAGTAGCTCATTGTATCTCTATCTGCTTGCTTAGACGCTTCGTATACTGTCTGAGTCATGCCATTAGCTGCTCTTGCTGCTTCGTTATTAGCTGCATTGGTAGCTGCTGTTTCAGTTAAAGCAATCTCTTGCTCCCACTTAGCATCAGCCTGTGCAATAATTAAGGCATTGGTTGCTTCAAACTCTGCACGTTTGTTTTCTTGCTCAGTGTTAAACATAGCTAAAGCGTTAGCTTGCTCAGTTTCAAACTTCTTCATTGCATTGTCTTGATCAACATTAAACTGTTGCGCTTGAGATATTAAACTGTCATAGAACTGGTTAGTTTGATTTTCTGATGTAGCGTTAAACTGTTCAGCAGCATTTACAGCAGCCTGATCTGATAGGATAGACTGTATGTTACCTTGTGCTTTAAACATAGCAACCTCTTGTTTAGCATCAAACTCTGCCATATCAAACTGTAAGAAAGCATTAGCTATCTGTACTGCAGCCTGTTGACGATTGTTTAAGTTTGTTAACTCAACGTTACTCATTGCTGCAGCATCAGATAGAATCTTAGCGTTCTTAGCATCAAGGTTAGCCAAGTCTACCGTATTAGCTAGTCTAGCATTCTCTAGGCTAATCTGTACTTCAGCACTAAAGTTTTGATTAGCAATGTCTGCAATCTTAGCAGCATTTTGTACACGAATCTGGAAGCTTTGATCAAACTCCATACCAAGAAACTTAGCACGTTGCTCTGCAGAAAACATAGCTACTTGTTGTCTGTTAGATAAGTTCTGTGCTTCAAAGCTTGCTACTGTCTGTGCGTCTTGCATAGCAATAGGTAGTGCAGATTCCATAGCAGCTTGTACGATAGCTTGTGCAGCCATACTAGACGCACCTAAACCACGAGCAGCCATCTGTGCTGTAGCTGCCCTCATTGCACCAGCAGCCCAAGCAGGAGGTTCCCCACCTTCAAAGTCAGCCATTAATCCAGTTAACTGCCCTTGAACTGTAGCTTCACTAGATGGTGTACCAGTAGCAGCCTCAAAGTTGAGTGCTTCTTTTTCTACACGCTCCATGTCTACAGTGACATCTTTATCTACATCTAGAAGCTCGCCCTCTTGTGCTACACGTTTGTCAGGTGCTGTTACTTGTACAGCTTCCTCAATCTGTGCAGCAGTAAGTCCTAACTGAGCTAACTCTTCAGGGTCCATAGTTTGTGCTTCAGCTAGTGCATCTGTACTAGGCTTTCCTGTAGCAGCTTCAAGAGCGTCTAATGTTTCTTTTACTCTTGCTTGTGATTCTTCTGCAGTGTAAGTAGCTGCATCTTTAGCTGTAGGAACAGTTGCTTGACCTGCACCACCAGAAGAAGTTACAGTAGCCTCTGCTGCTGCACCTGCTGCACCTACACCTTCTCCTATCTTACCTGCTTCTTTTGCAGCGTCATCTATTGTAGCAACGTCTGCTTTAGTAACGCCACTTGAAGGGTCTGCTTCTGTAGCAGCAGTTCTTTCTTTACTTGCTTGTGATTGCTCTGCGCTTTGTCTATCTTTTGCTTGGGTAAGATCAGCATTAGATTGATTTAACTTAACTTGCTCATCAGCTATATACTTTTCTAATACGGTACGTTTAGGATCATTAACATCTAATCCAGCTAACTCTTTATTATACCTAGAAATAAGGTTATTACTAACATTAACTTTATTCTGTGCTGTTTTTATTGTTTCAGTTACAGGAGTTTGAGATGCGGTAGTAGCTTCTCCTGTTTGATACTGTTCGTATTGACCTACCTGATCTTGATATTGTTGTTCTAATGCAGTCTTTTCTTCAGGTGTAACAACGCCACTAGCAGCTTGAAATGCAGCACTTAATGCGTTAGCTCTACCTATAGCAAAGTTTTTATTTTGATGCTCTGTCTTTACTGTAGTACCATCAGGGTATTGCATTTGGTAGTATGTTTTATTTCCTTTTTTATACGTACCTAGCTCGTAATTACTAGGGTCTTGCATAATAGTAGTATTACCTGACAAGTCTCCTACAGTAGTTTTAGCCCATGCTTTATCGCTATCTATGTTCTTATTCTGTCCTTCAGTACCTTCATTAAATGTACCTGCATCAAATACAGAATCAATAGCTACCCCTGTATCAGTATACAAGTCTGCTACTGGATCAGGCAAGCCTTGCGAAGGATCATATACAGGATCAGTAGTTACTTCATTTGTAGTAACACCTCCTTCTTGGAATCCAAACGCTCTTCCGTCACGCTGTCTATCGTAGAAACTCATATAATTTTTCAAAGCTTCTTGTTCATTATAATTTTTCAAAAACTCTGGAATTTCATTTCTCTGCTGTGCCATCCTTATATCTGACTTAGGAATGTGTACTTTACGTGGAGTTTGATTTTCCATAATGTAAGCATTGGCTTGTTGTTCATTATCTAAATTAGAACGAACAACTTTACCCTGTTCATTAACCACCTCAAATGAACCTGTCTGTGGGTTTTGACGTTTTTGTAAACTTGGCAGTGTAGTAGGACGAGGTAAATCTCTTTGTATCTGTTGATCCATTATCATTCGCATGTATGGATCAGTCATTCGATCCCTATCAGCCATCGCAGCTTTTGCATTATATTCTTCTTTCCTACTAGGATCTGTCCTAAGTAAGTAGTTCTCATATTCTGCTACCTGCTTTGGATCACGTAACTCTCCTTGAAACTCAATAGGCTTTCTATACTCTTGTGTGCTCAAATAGCCTGTAGGATACTGAGTATTAAAGTATTCATCAAATCCAAATAGCTCTCCAGATTCGTTAAAATCTACTTGCTTTACTTGTCGAGGAGCAATTTGAAGCTCTCCCTTTGATGCTATTAATCTATTAGCAGCAGCGGAATTAGCTGCAGCAATCTTTGGGTCTTGTCTTGACATAGCTTGATCAGCAGCAATTTGTTGGTTATTAGCAGCATCAGCTAAACTCTGTCCTGGCTCAACTTCAAGAGGTACATCACCACCCAAATGCATAGCCATCTGTGGACCACCCTCAACACGAGCAGTTGCCATCTCTGCATACTTGCCCATCATAGATGCAGCTTGAGGACTAGACATCATAAACTTATTCATATCATCCTGCTGCGCTGGGCCTGTATAACCCAAAGGTGATAACAGTTGTTGTTGTTGCTGTGGTGTAAAACCACCAAAACGTTTAGCCATGCCTTATTCCTTATTTACCCATTGTCATCCATACCGCACCTGCAATAAATGTCAGGACTCCAACGGTAGATACTTTTACTAATGTTGACCATATTGATCTGCGTGTATCTCTCCACGCTTCTATTAAGTTACGCATCTCTAGTATATCTTTTTGTGCATCATTATCAAGTAGCCCAATAGAACGTAGTGCCTCTTTAGCACCACGCCTAGCTGCGTTGTCTAGCATTGTTTCTATTTCTTCTGATGTTAGTTTAATGTCAGCCATATCATATACCCTATGGTTTAGTAGGCCAGTCATCTGCTTCAAGGTGAGGCCAATTAGAATGTGTAGTTATATCACGTAATGCTTGACGATAAGTTGTTTGAGCAGAGGTCATTGTTAAATCGGATGATGCCCACCAATCTGTTTCAGTTAAAAGTTTATCACGTTGACTACGATTACTTTCTGCTGCACTAGTGTCTAACTGTGTTTGATATGCGGCCTCTTGCTCTGCTTTAGTTCCAAGCTCATCATCATCAGCAAACATGTCTCTGATTTCCCAAGCCTCAACCCAGTTATCTTTGGCATCTTTAACTGCACCATTACGAGCAACAAACT